CCAACCGATACAAGCGAGCGGTGTGCCAGGCAACCATATTCCTCGATGAATCCATCATCCGTAGGTGTATGAACCGCTGGGGTTCCTGTATACACCCCAAGGTTGACAGGCAATACACCGCGTTCAAATGTAACGAGGAGCTTATCACGATACGCTACCATGCCTGTGATGGTTGCTGAGCCAAGTGATACACGAGGCCCCAAGTCCAATGCTATAGCATCATTCGGTGGATCATCACCAACATACGTGCCGCTCGTGTCTTGGTCACTGACGAAGATCGTGCTGGGATCAGTCGGCACACCTGCAATGATAGTGTAGCGACCATGAGCGATCACATACAGACCAATGGGCACATTGATGTTGGTCCCACTGCCCTTGTCGATCAGGTATTGGACCACCAAGTAGTTCGGATCATCGAGCTTGCCTGCTATGATCAATGGCTTGTCTCTGCCATTGGTCATGATCAAGTCACTGTTGAAGATCGTGAAGTCCACGAATGTGATGCCAGGAGGCCACGGTGCTGCCGCTCCAGGCTCACGTAGTCGCACGGTCACATTGCCAGCACCATCAGTCGTGGTGATGTTTCCACTCGCTTGGACAGCCCAGACAAGCCCTGCGAAGTAGGTGTGATTGACAATCAGCGATGTGTCATCGATACCATCAGTCAGCAGCTTCGTGCCAGGACGCAGTGTCTGACTGCCATCAGTGCCACGCTCGAAGTTGTCTAGCACCTTAGCGAACTTAGGTGCCATGTTCAGGTCTGTGTCAGTCACATTGAGGCCACCCTCAAACGATCGCACAGTGCTGATCTGTAGATTGCTCTGTGGCTGCTGACCACGAGGATTGAGGTTGCCGCTTGTCTTGGTCAGATACATTGAATTTCTCTCTGATGCCTTCTCATGGGCAGACATTCACTACACCTGAGATGCTCGCCAGTGACCCAGTAGGCGATCCAGAGCAAGTTGTTGGCAGCCCTGGCATCAGCACGCGGCCAGAGAATTGATGTCCACCTGTTCCAGCTACTAGATAGACCACAGGATTGGTTGTCGTGGCGCCTGGGGTGATGGTCAGGGTGCCTGCTCCACCAGTCGTGCCGCCGCCAATGATCAGTGGCTGTTCATCTCTGACCTGAGCGCGGAATTGCAGCGTTGAAGAGCTGTTGTCGAGTGGCAGCACGAATATCACACGGTCGTTGCCACTCGCATCGGAGCCGTAGAGGGTGATGTTGTTGCCTGCGAAGCCCATGCGTGGATGACCACCGAGCGTCGTGGCGGTCCCAGCAATTGCTCCGACACTTGGCAAGTTCGCTGTTGTATCGCTGTTCCCATTCGATTGCAAGTTGTTGTATCCAAGCGAGGACACCATCCCTGCATCAACGTTAGCGGTCTGTGTGCAAGCCCCTCCTCGGCTACGGAACTCATTCTCAACGATCAGGATACCATGCGTCTGACTGACACCGTTTGGTGCAATGCCCTTGCCACAGTTATCGTAGATTGCATTGCCTATGATGCTGATCGACTCTAGCCCGAACGTGCCATCAGCAAGCAGGATACCACCATTCAACGCAGACGTTGTAGAGTTGCCCATGCCTGTGATCGTGTTATTGGTTATGATAATGCCCTGAGTGATAAATCCTTCAGCGTGCGTATTGGTTTCAGTCGAGATCAGGATGCCATTGTTGTTGCCTGTCGTCTTCGCAGGAACTGGACCAATGATGACATTGCCAGAGACTAGCGCACCGTTCACATCCTGTAGCTGTATCGCAGTCGCATTGCTAGCGAATGTGTTGTTTAGAACCTGTAGGCCATTACTCTGTCCATTGCGGAGCGAACGTGGTGTGCCATCGACGTTGGTCACGACGTTCTGTGTATAGTTCGCTGGCACAGACGTATTCAAGAAGCCTGCTGGCGCTGCTGCACCGACTGGCGTATTCGATCCATCTATGTAGTTTCCTGACACCAACAGGTTCTCATCGTATGCAGTGTCAAGCCCCAGCACAAAGCCATAAGCATTGTTGTTAACAATTCGTGTCTCAAATCCCCATGCACCACAGAATGCTGATCCTGCATCCCCGTTGGCAAACATTACTGTGTCTGAAATCGTCAGGTTGGTGACATTGTTCCAGCACATGGCATTGACCAGTGCAGGATTGCCTGTGCTAGCAGCCGGATTGAGTTGAAACGTGCCACCGTGCCAACTGATGTTCTTGGCATCCTTGTAGACCATGAAGATATGCCACGATCCAGACACGATGCCATTGGCCATCGTGAAGACTGCCCCAGACGCCTCGATGTGAAGGTTGTTGATGTGATCAACTGGGAAGGCTACAGGAGCTAATACGATGCCAACTGGTGTCGTCATGCTCTTGATGACGTAGGGTCCTGGCGGGAACAGGATCTGCGTCTTTCCTGTTCCGAGGCAGCGCACAAATGCCGCTGCGGCATCGCCATCTGCTGCCAGTTGGTCAGGAATGTTACATGTGTCAGCAGCTCGATCAGCTAACTTCCGTGCTGTGATGCTATTAGTCGCTTTGGTCGTGCCGTTGCTGACATCGCCACTGCTAAGCGTCTGTGCCCATGTCGGTAGCGCCAAAGTAGCCAACAAGCAAACGGCTGGACTTAGGTAACGCATATAAAGTCTCCGTTGCGCCACAATGTATTAGGAGGCAATACATTTGGAGACGTTGGTGACGTTGGTAAGTTCACACCACTCAATGGCAGATACGGTGCATTCGCAGGAATAACAGATTCCCACCGAACACCGTCCCATGTCCAAGTTATACCAACAGCAGTGTATACTTGGCCAATGGTTGGACTGTTTGGAAAGTCGAGTGGCATTATGCTATTCCTTACACTCGTTGCCAGCGTCCGCTAATGTATTTCCAGGTGAACGGTGTTGACTGGGTGGATGTGGTCGGAGCGCCACCAAGCGTCTGCCCGGTATTGGCCTGCACGGTTAATGTTGTGACACCACCGAACCACGTCATCCCTACCGTTTGATTGGTCGCCGGATTGGCAGGCATGATGACGGTCGCAGACGCCACCAGCGTGTTGTTGAAGAACACGCAGGATGTGCCGTCCGGTATCGTGTAGCTCTCTGCTGCTGCCAGCGTCTTTAGAACGCAGGCTGGTGATACTGGCGGGGTGAGGATCGTCGTGTTGTTGCTGCCGCTATCCGTGACAGACGTGACGTTGGCCCCGAAATAGTCGCCCGACTGCTGATTGAGCGTGGCGCCAGCATCGAACACATAACCATTGAAGGTCGGAACCTTTGCTGGGTTGGTGATGATATTGCCGCTGGCAATACCGAACGCTGACGTGCCCTTGATATGAAAACAGGTGATCGATGGTGTGACCACCAGCGCCGACGAGCAATAGCTGCTGCGTATAATCCATTGATTGACGCTATCCAGCACCACCATGTCAGCTTGCGAGGGCGGTGAGGTAATGCGTGTCTGGCCAGGTCCGAAATTGGAGTTGGTGATGACAATGCCGAGGCCGGTCTTGATTTCAATCTGCTGTGTGTTCTGCGTGCCGTAGAGATCATTGATCAAGACATTGCCGTAACCTTTGGTGCCAGTGTTTTCCAACCGCAGGCAATGTAAGCCGAGAGAGCAGCCCACACGCTCGAACTTCTGCCCCTGAAATGGCACGGTGTCCTGTGCCGTGCTGAGATAGTCGATCGCACCGCCCATGAATGCGTAGGCGTTGATGTGATCCCAGTAGTGCTCAAAGTGCCCCAGCAGGGTATTCTGCTGTCGCACAATGAACAGTGCATTGCTTGGATTGCTGTTGAGATATGTTACGTTGTTGTGGCTGTCGATGCGAGAGATAACCGAGTTGGACATCGACATGAGATCGAAGCCGCCAGAAAAATAGTTGGTGCCACTGGCGTAAAGCTGTAGGTCCCGTAGGATCGTTGAGCGATTTGGTAGATTGAATTGCGCGGTGACGACAGAAGCGCCAGGAGCATCCGCAATCAGTTGCAGCATCTCCATGGTCAGCGAACCGCCATTGTTGGTCAGTGCGCCGATGTTGAATTGCGCGCCAACACAGGCTGCAGAGCCAGTTACGGGCACTGGATTTAGTGGCGGCGTGCCATAGCTGCCAGGATTGGTGATTGACACACCACCTTTCTGCACCACACCGCCAACTGCATTGGTCACTGTCAATTGGAATTGTGTCGGTGTGCCGTTTGGTGTCGAGCCTCCGGTGCCAGTCAGGATTTCGCCGTTGACGCAGCCAGTGCCGGTCCCTGCGATGACGACGGCGCCAGTCATGGCACTACCAGTAAAGGTGCCATTGAATTGTGCGCCATAGCCGATGCCACTGGTTGAATAAGCTAGCGGATTGGACGGAATCACTGAACAGTTGCCACCGTTAGTGATGGCTTGTGTCAGGATTTCACCAGACGCTCCGACTGTGTTGACGGTAATCTGCGGAGCCACTGAGCAGGTGCCGCCGCTGACGGAAAGCACTTCGCCAGGAACGAAATTAGTGCCGGTTGACGATACCGTAGCATTGCCAATACCCATGCCGTTGGACAGTCCGAAGGCCAGCATCGGATTGGCACCTGCAAGCAGAACGCTGCCCCACTGATCTTCACCCTTGATCGTCAGGCTCATGCGATTGGCAACGAGCGAGGTAGTGCCAAGTTTCAGTGTTACCCCAGCCGGGATGCGAATGTTGCCGCCCGGTGTGCCATAGGGCACAGCAGGAACAACCGGACGCGCGGCGATAACATCGATTGCTGCTTGCATTGCACACCAATCGATTTCCTGTGTCAGCGATGTCGCTTCAGGACACACTGCTTGTGCCGCAGCGAGTGAGGCATATTTGCTCGATAATGGATGTGAGGTCCCATCACCGATCGCACCGAAGTCTAATGGGTTCAGCCAGTCGGCTGCGCGATCTGCCAGCTTGCGCGCGGCGCTACCACCAGTTGCCTTGGTGGTGGTGTTAGACATGTCACCACCAACAGGTGCAGGTGGCTGTGCTTGGGCCAGCATAGGCAGCGCAAGAGCCGTAGCTAAGATCAGCGAGCGATGCATAGAAACCCACCATTGATGTATACGTCACCCGGCACAGCACCAACAGGAGGAGAACCATCTGATTGTGCATTCGGTAAGTTCTTGATGTTGACAGGCCCAACCAAAGCTCTTCCTGCCACCACGCTATTCGCAGACACCCACTGGGTAGAACTGCCATCATTATACTGAATGAATAGCTGCCCACTCTCGCTGTCCCACCACAATGGGGCCAACACATTGCCTGGAGGCGATGCGCCAATGTATGCACCTGTTGGCACACCCATTGCAGTGAAGCGATCCACATACTGTTTGGTCGCTGCATCGAATGGAGCCACAGGATCACTGGCCAGTGTCAGCGGCCCCTGCATTGTGTCGCCACCACGTGAAACGCGCTCACTGAATGCTGTATTCAGCTTGTCAGCCTTCAGTGGGTTCTCACCGCGTGTGAACATTGTGCTCATGCCAATGGGTCCTGATCCAACACAAAGAAGCTGTCGTCGCCCTGATCAAGCATCTCTTGCCAGTTGTATCGTGGATCAAGCGGCGTCGGATGCTGACTGTAGCGTGCAAGCATCTTCTTCCTACGATTGGCAGCCAACACCTGATACTTGTTCACCTGTGCAGGGACTGTCCCATCATCGACTGCATACATCCAACATGCATCATACAGGATCAGTGTCTGATCGATGTATACTTTGTCTGTGCCCGTAGCAGGAGTCTGCAATCGCTGACGTGCCCACACATCTACATTGCCTGTAGCGCCAATAGGCCAAACACGAAATGGCCTATGGGCTGTGCTGCTGTCTGCACTGATGTAGCGAACAGAACCTGCACCTGTCATCGAGAACGGATTGACTGACGGTGGAAGCTCAGGCACCTTCTGGTTCGTGCCGCCATGATACACTGCTGCCACATCACCGTATTCATCTACTGCACTGATGGGGCCAACCAAGTCAGCAGCCAACAGACCACTGTCTGGGTCAATGGGCACAGACTGATAGAACATCAGTTGTGGCCACCACATCTCTTCGATCTCAAGCAGGATCGCATTCTGCACGAACTGCTGCAATCGTGGAGATGCATACACCTGTGTGGCTATGCCTGGCACCTGAGACAGTTCATTGATTGCTGCCTTCACGATGTCATTCACAATGACAGCCATCATTCACTCCTCAAAGAACTGGCGACGTAGGCTGTGGGAGGAACTACGTCGCCAGCCTCCAGACAGTCACAACGGATACCGGCCCTGGTTACGCTGCAAACTGTCTGATCCCGTGCAGACCACCATTGTTGGCAGTGTTCACATCGTTCACGAAGTCGAATGCTGCACTGATGATGTTGGTCCCATTCAGTGACGTGGTAGGCGTATACGTGCCACGCGGGTCGCCTGTCGTAGCAGTCTGTGGATCAGTCAATGCCCCTGCAACCAGTGTGCCTGCGGCTGCTGCAACACCATTGCCTACTTCCCATGCCACACGGATGGCCTTGTATGGCAATCCAAGCGCGGCACCACTGCCGATGTTGACTGTCGTCGCACCAGTCGTGGTGTTGATCACTACGTTGTTGAAGTCCTTGAATGCCTTCTTACCAACCACAGGCGTTGCACCAGTCAGTGTGAACGACTCACTGATCGGCTGATGCAGATAGTCCCACCCATTCACAGTCAATCCACTGGTCGCAGCACCACTGGCCACGACAGACAGTATGCGGCCAAATGGCTCTGGGAACGGTGTGACACTAGACAAGTCAAACGTCGTAGCCACTGCAATGCTGATGGCATTGGCAACGTTGGTAGCATTGGCAGCAAGCGGGGCACCGAAGTTCACACGACATGCACCGTTGATGTTCACGTCCATTGCATACTGCATGGATGGCACATACATGTTGATACGACGTGGGAAGTTAGTCCCAGTCGGCATGATGTTGGGCATTATTCGATCCTCTCACCTTCTAAGGTAGCCAGACCACCACTCGTAGGCCGTGGCCTGTTGCGCTCCTTGTTAGCAACGATCTCCTTTGGTGTCATGTGGAACGTGGCAGGCACAAGCTCACCACTGTTCATGTCCACCATTGCAGGCTGTTCCAGCACACCGATGCGCTGCAACTGTGCAACGTCATCCTCAGCCACAAACATGCTGTGGCCCTGAGGGAAGTAGATCATGTAGCCACCAGTGAATTCTTCACGCCGTGGCACGATCCTACGTGAGATGATCTGCTTGTTCTTCAACGGACCAACGTCACGCACTTCCTCTTCGATGTGCATCACCATGCGACTGAATGTGCCAGTCACATACTCAGCCTGGAATGTAGGCTTGAAGTCTACATTGCCACTCATGGTGGTGGCTCCTCTGGTGGAGGATCAGGCGGCGGGTCCTCTGCTTCTTCCTCTGCTTGTGTCTTGGCCACGTGTGTCATGCGCGGATCAAGCGTTGGCTTCTGCTCATACGTCTCTTCATCTGTGATGTGATGTGGCGTAGCAGTAGGAGCATCTTGTGTCCCTACAACAGCACCGCTATCTGCATCACGCCAGCCCTCACGCCATGCGTCTGCTTCAGGGCCACCAGAGTAAGGACAGGAGCCTACAGGATCACCATCATTGCGTGCCTGATAGCCTGCTTCCCTATACGAGTTGTATTCACTCATCGCACGCTCCTAGTTCGTCATCACTGCATGTGTGCGGAATGCCCGCCACAGACACCACTGACCCTGCCACACGACACGGCTGCCAACTGCATCCACGTTCCACGGGGCCACCAACTCCTTCACCTTCATGTTCACGCCACGCAGCATGTGCAGTCTCAGATAGGTGTCGTTGATGAAGTATGCATAGGACACTGGGCAGTCCTCGTCATACATCAGTGGTATGCCATTGTGCATACAGCCTTCAAAGCCTAGATCGAACATGCGCTTGCCAGCAGTGCCTTCGCTGAGTGGGATGGTGAACTTATCTCTAACGGCTTGGCGATACGCACGATAGATGTTGCGACCAGTCAGGATGACAGTTGGCTTGTCGCCTTTCAGCGTCAGGTCCATGAGGATGTCATCGAAGACCTCCTCGATGTTCGTACTGTCAACACCTCCTGCAAAGATGTATGCGGATGTGCGCCACTGTGGCTGCGTGGCACGATTGATCCCACCGAGAGTGCCAGTGAGTGGGTTGGTTGGAATGAGCGTGCCAAGGCCCAGAGGATCAAGCCCGCCGCCAACAGCGTATAGATACTGGCTGAACTTATCCTTGATGCTCTCTTCAAGGACATTCATCTTCTCCTTCATCAGCTTGAAGATGGCGGCTGCACCGTTGTTCTCATCTTCTTCCTGATCAGAGATTATGACTGTGCCTGCAACGCGGCTATAGCCATACTCCACTGTGTCAAACTCATCGGTCTGGTTGACAGGCAACGGAGTGTAGTAGTTGTAACTGGTGATGTTAGGGTTGCGACCGACAGTAAGAGGATTGGTGATGTTGTATCCGCCATCCTCATACTCCACTCGGTTGTTCGCAAACACCCAAGCCATCAATGCATTCGACTTGATGCTCGCCATGACCAACTTGCGTCGGCTCTTGGTGAGCGTGCTGTGCAGAACGTCTGCTACAGCAGGGATGATAGTGCCAACAGGCATTGCCTACTCCATCAGTTGAGCCGTATGTTGTTCTCTTCCATACTGGACCGAATGATCTCAGCCCAGGATGCGTTCTCATTGAACTGCGCTCCACTCCCATTCGCATTGTTGGCACGTTGTGCTCCTGTGCCTACGCTACGACTGCCTGGAAGTGGGCGCTGATTAGGCTGCTGGGTCTGCTGATGGGTAGGCTGCTGCCCCTGCTGCTGACGCGCTGCGATCTGCGGCTTCAGCGGCTGGGTCCAATCGAGGCCCTGTTCATGCGACCAGCGTATCATCTTCGTATACGCTGACTGGATGGTTAGGCCGGGCTGAGCCTGCAACATCTCAGACAGCACGTCAAGGTTTTGTTCTGCCTCTGTGTTGTCGCCCAGGAAGGCATTCAACTCCTGTTCGGCGCGCTGCCTAAGCTGTTGTTGTTGCACGCTTTGTTGCTGCTGGTTCGTGAGCGGAGCCATCTTCTGGTCGATCATCCGAGCGATGGCGTTCATGTCCATGCCAGGACTGACGCCTTCAGTCAGGAACGGGATAGGATAGCCCTTCGACTTCACTTCCTCTACGAGATACTGCACTGTGCGAACAGGATCGCGTAGAAAGTCAGCCATGACCTTCATGGCTATGATCTGATCTTCAGGCTTGATGTTCAGTCTAGCAGCTTCACGTGTCACTTCACTGACGCTGTTCACAAAGCCCTGTAGCTGACCTACTTGCTGCTTCAGTGCTGCATTGTCACGTGCATGGCGCTGACCTTCTTCAAACACACGGCGCTCAATGCCACCTTGTGCTACGACCTTGCCAGTGACTGGATCAACTAAGTCTCTGACACGGGGATTATCAGGGTTCGCTTGTTCGAGCAATCCATCGTGTCGTCGCACGATTGGCGTAGGCTGCTGAGTTCCGCTGCCTTGGCGATCATCTGTAGTAGGCTGCGCTGATGTTCGCTGTCCACCATCGCTTGCTTGGCCTGTGCCAACTTGAGACGGCTGTGACGACGGTGTGCTACTCTCAGTATTGACATCGCCTTCCTCTGCAAAGTCTGGTATGTTGCTAAGTATGCTGTTCTCTGTCCGGTCGCTCATTTGTATTCATCCGCTTGTTGCTGATGCAGGCTCTCTGCATACGATGTTGCATTCTCAGGCGTGTCGAACACGCCAAGGTGCTGGCCTGTCTGCTGGTAGAACTTGATCGCTTCGTCTACAGGCACAACGCCACGACCTTCGATCACTGTTGGGATCAACACGTTGCGGCCCTTGTCATCCTGAAAGGATGCACTGCGCACTGTGCTGATGCTGCCATCACGATTATGCACTACAGGACGCTGATGCGTGTTGATGTTTCCAGGCACAAGCAGCCCAGGTGCATTCTGTGTATCGCCAATATCGAACATCGAGCCAGCACCAGTGCTTGGCGGAGTCATGCCAAGCTGTTGTCTGATGATGTCATCGAATGTTCCAGCCATCACGCTGCTGCTCCTGGCTGCTGACCACCACTGCCCTGAGACGCAAGCATCTGCCTGAATATCTCAGCAGGTGGTATACCTTGTGACAATGCATTCCCAATGGCTTGCAGAACAGGAGGAGGCAATTGCTGCAATGCCTGCACTACTGTAGCTGCGAGTTGCATTGGTGGTGGACCAGATGGCGCACCAGGAGGCATCCCAGGTGGGGGCGGACCTCCTGCACCGGGCTGTGCCTGTCCTGGCGCACCACCTTGCTGTGACTGCGCCATCGTCTGCACTTCAGCTTCGATAGCATCCCAGTCCTCTTTGCTGATCATGAAGTCATCGAATGCCTTGCTCATCATGTCGAGCGTGACCTTCAATGCAGACGCTGGTGCTGCTCTCACATACTGAGCCAACACCTGTCCTATCTGTATCGCTTCCTGCTTCTTCTGCTGTGTAGTCAGCTTCTGTGTGCTGCCACCTACGATACCCACCGATAGCTGTTGAAAGTCGCGTAGGTTGTCAAGCGGACGCCAGAACGCTGACACATCCATGCCTGTGAGTTGGCCTGCCGTCTGAACATCCATGAACCGCAAGCACAGTTGCGCCAGTTTCCAGCCGACATCCCCAAGCGCGTCCTCGATTGCATCGAGTCGCATATCCATCCGCATGTTTCCCATCGTGCTGTAGTAGTCGATGGCCTTATTCGTAGTGTTTGTCTTGAACTCTCCACCACGCTCAACCTCGCTCGTCGAAGCGATGCGATCCACACTGGCATACAAGTCCTTCTTGTCGAACAACTGTGTGAAGTTCATGCTTGGTGGCACAAGCGAGAAGATCATCTTGCTGGGATCAACGCCTTCAGGCACATCCAATGGTGTAGCTGTGGCATCAGGTCCTTTCAGCACACGGTCAATCGTCTCCTGTGTCAGCCCCGCATTCTTATTGTAGAAGATGTTACGTCGCGCCCATAGAAGTGCTCTACGACGCTCATCGTTGATCTCGTTAATCTGGTCCTGCTGATCAAGGTAATAGCTAACCTCTCCCTTGGCGTAGACCGATATGGGATTATCGTGGAACCATAGCGGAGTGATCGGAAAGAATCCTTGTAGTTGATACGGATCATCCCACACCCAAATCGGCCATTTCCAATCATTATCTGCATACATCTCCAATCGCCTGGTGACTTTATCCCAGACATACCATACCTTGGTGTAGCACGCCTTATCGAATTGGCTCTTGTCATCGTAGCCATACGTCGTATACGCATCGTTCTTCTGAAACAGTGTGAACTCTTCACTGTCTGAGCTGTCAGCCCCAGCATTCAGTATGTGTGTCGGCTCAAAGATGGACACAGCCTCATCGCTGTCAGGATCAACGTCTGCATAGATGGCATTGATGTATGCAGTAGGCAGCAAGTCCTCAATCAACAGCCAATTGCTGTCGTTCAGATATGGGTCTGCTCCATTCGGGTCACGTATAACCTGATGAGGAAGACGAATACGGACAAACGGACCACTCGGCTGTAGAAACTCAATCTTCTCTTCAAGTGCTTGCAGCTTGCCTTCAATGTCTCGTATGTCACTGACCTCTGCTGCTTCTGCAAGCTGCTGTGACAGGCTAAGTAGATCCTGCATAGCCTGTTCACTGGACGTGTCCTTCTTAGTGTAGCCGACTTCAAACCATGCCTGATTGGTAAGTAATGCAATGAGCACATTGCGTTTGGCCTTTGGCTTGATGTTCACACCAGGGCTTGTCTTCATCGCAAACAAGACATTGATCAGCTTCTGCAATGCACGCGCATACGCATCCACTGTCTCATCGATCTGCTGGCTTAGTGTAGGTGTTGCAGACACAGACACGATTGGGTTCTTAGCATACAACTCAGGCACTTGCGCAGTGACGTTTGAGAACACGATGTTCTCAGTGCTGCTGAGCACGTCATTCAGGCGCTTCGCCACAGACCGATTACCAGCAGCGCGAGGGCTACGGCTACCAGACACACCGCTACCACCACTCCCGTCTCGATGGTCCGCTTGGTCATGGTTGTAATACCTTATTGCTTCATCCCATGCATCAGTCAGATCACCCATTGCCTTCTGGCCCTGATCCTTGCGTGCCTTCCATATCAGGCCACGCTTACTGGACACAGGAATGCGACTGCCAGGCAATGCCTTGTAGACAGCAGGAGCTTCAGGCTCAGGTGGCAAGCCTACATCAGCTTGTTGCAGTGACTGCTCTAGTGGATTGACAGGATCAACAGGGCCTAGTGGATCGTCTTGTGTTCCACTCATCGCAGCACACCTGCACCTTGACTGAACAACAGATAGGCAATGAAGAATGCAAACGCAGCCCAGCCAAGATGTGGCCTAGGCAACACAGGCCAGTTGGATGCTGCACAGACAGCGAGCACGAATGCAAACACCAGCAGAATGAGTCCTAGCATCACTTGTGCCTCGCTTTCCTATCCTGTCTGCCTGCACGTTCGATCTCATGCCACGCCATCCATGCAGGTGGCTCATCACGCCTACCAGTGTATGTGGCCAGCTTGGGACGATGGCTCATTGCATACTTCCACATGTCCATCGCGTGGTCGTTGCGATCAATGGGTGTGTCGGTCACATCGTCACTGCTGTCATGCTTGAAGTAGTATTCAGTTATCTCATCAACGAACCACTGACACCTGTCACTGACATAGAAGTGCGGTGCCACAATCATGCCAGTCAATGGATGCTCATGTCGTATGTCAGGCATGAGGTAGGACCAGTTCTTGGCTATACCAGATCCAATGTCGTTGTTTCCACGCTGCATCCTGATGTCGAACTCAGAGAATAGCTTGTCCACGGTCTCGCCAACGGTGCGGCTGCTTCCTGACTTGCGTCTGAACACGTCTGGGTCTGCGTAGATGGGACCGAGGTCATCATTCGTGAGGCCGACTTCAGCACGTATTCTGTGTATATGGCTCGCTGCGTTGGCAATGGTAAGCTCTGCAATACGGAACCCATCGAGCAGAAACACATTGGCGTCGTCGTCTGCAAAGAACAGTCCATAACAACTGTGCCGTGCGAGTCCGTGGTCGTATCCTTCCATGAGTGTAGGACGAAAGCCAGTGCGCCACAGACTGCGCATGTGGAGGACTGCATCATCATACGATATGAGATGCTGCGACTCGTCAAACTGCGGATAGACAAGACCTGACAACGCACCCCATCGTCCAAATATGAAGCGTTCACGCATGGAGCCTGTGTAGGTGGCCAACATTCCTCTGATGTAGTCCTCCCCCACGTTGTCAACATTTTCATATGTTGACCCCTCAAATAGTTCAATGAGCGGCTTAGGCTTACCGTCGGCGATGATGGGTTTGCCTGCATGGTCAACCTCGCATAACAGTTTGTCTGTTACGATGCCACGCTGCGTGAAGTCATGCAGTGGCTTGATGATCTCACGATAGCACCAGTTGCGTGTCGGATTGAGTGTAGCGATGAACCACTTAGGTCCAAAGCGAGGCATCAGTGGATCGTCACCAACATACTCAGCATTGCCACGCAGACGGCCCATCAAGTCCATGAAGTCCTTGTGGCTGAACTCAGGGTCCTCTAGCTGATCTACAATGATCCAATCATACGTAGCGGACAGCAAGTTGGACTTGGACTCCTCTGTCTCCTTGCCGCGTTGTGCAACGTATCTGAAATTGACTGTCGAGCCGTTCTTCAGTATCAGTGTATTCTCGTCGCGCGATGGCATACGCTTGATCCAATGCGCTGGACACCAGAGTAAGAACTCTCTCCTTATGGTGTCGTTCAGCTTTGGATAAGTGCTTCTGGCTACCAAGCCATTCGAGCCAGGGTAGTCCTTCGCTAGCTTCAGCGCTTTCACACATGCGGCTGCTGTCTTTCCATTCCCAAAGCCACCACCAAGGAACTGCACCTTGGAGTAAGACTTGTGGAAGCGATCATGCATCCCACCTTCAACGATCTTGTAGCGACGGCTCACAACGACTGACCAAGCTCCACAGTCGCATTGCCACCTGTTGGCGTGACAATCATCGTTCGCGCACCTACAGGAATGGCCCAGCAGTCAACTTCACCAAGTGACGTGTAGTTCACTCCTGGCCTATTGTCGAACGTGATCACAGATGTCACAGTGCCTGGAGAGTTGATCTGCACATGGCTGTAGTAGCACTGACTGCCAGGACTGTTGCCGCTTAGATCAGTCATCGTAGGCAACGCAACAGTCACCTGACCAGAGGCCAAGTAGCTTACTGATCCAACGAATGCCATCATATACCGTCCATGTCTATGGTTGGGAACTTCTCACCCATGTCACGCTTCACATACTCAATCACCAAGCCACCATCCACACGATGCCTGTGCTCAACAACATCAGCAGGACGATGCCCACTGCGATCAAGGATGTCCTTGGCAGCGGCCATGCGATCACTTCGATTGCCTGCCTGTAGTGCTTCAACCATTGTAGCGGCAGCATTGCGTGCGTTCTTAGCAAGCAGATCACGCACGATGTCTGTCTCTGACTCCATGACATTACGCACGACAGCTTCATGCATCTGTGTGAATGAGTCACCGCACTTGATCCTGCCTATCTGGTCTACACTGAGGCCAGTAGCCAGTGCTATCTCATCGTCACCGAGGCCAAACAGCGTGTAGCTCAACACGATGCTGACTGCATTCATTGTCTTAGGCACTTCAGGAAGCTCAGACAACTTCCTACGTGTGGCTGTGACCAGCTTCTGTGCCTCTGTGTGCGTAGGTATCTCTACGAACCGTACAGGTGCTGGCAGTGTGTCTGTTGGTCCTACAACATGCCCACCTGGGTAGACCACGCTACCATCAGCCAGCTTCAATGGCTCACCTTGTGCTTCAGGCAATGGCATGTCAGCGTCCTACGATGTGCTTACCAAGGTCCCACAGTCCTGGCACTGCACCTGCAACACCACCAATGGCTGCACCATATGGCCCTGCTATTCTACCCATACCCGCACCTGTCCCTGCACCCCGCACTATGCGATCGAGTATAGGTCTTGTCTGCTCAATCACAGGCGGCTGTGTTGCAGGCATAGATGCTGCACTGGGAGCTTGAATAGTAAGATTACCACGCCCAGGCATCATTCTATCTTCAATGTTGAGCCCACCAGATGGTGGAATTGAGGATGCAGGTGGTGCCTGTATAGTAGCGATCGGAGGCGGCGGCGGCACGTTTTCAAACATAGGAGCTTGTGGTGCAGCAGGAGGTCCAGGCAACTGAATGCTTGAGTTCGGTGGTGCCATTGGCGCTTCTGGTGC